CGATGAGCCGGTACAGCTGGTCCGGCTCAGCGCAAGACGTTCGGCGGCCTCCTCGGGCGTGAAGAGCAGCTTGTCGGTCATCGCGTTCCCTCGGCGACGAGGTCCTCGAGCACCTTCGCGATCGCGGCCGCGAGCTCCTGGAAGCACGGCCCGCAGACATCGAGCTCATGCGGACCGACGGCGATCGAGAACGTCTCGCGGGTCTTGTGGCCCATGTCGCATGACACGTCCCAGGTCGAGGTCTCGCGTTCGATGCGGATCTTGCCGCGGCGCCAGCGACGGCGGGTCGTCATCGCACGACCTCGACGAGCTCGAACTCGACGACGTGCAGGAGGTTCGAGTAGCGCGGATGCACGTCGAGCCACTCGCGCCAGATCTTCAGCGCGCGGTCGCGCTCCTGCGGGGTGCCATTGGCGACGAGCCAGTCGAAGCCCTCACGTCGATAGTCCTCGTCGCGGACCTCGCGGCTGTCCTGCAGGTAGGGATCGCGGGTGATCCGGATGGTCGCGACCTTCCGCGCGATCGCGATGCCGCGGCGCGCGCTGTTCACGCGGGGCGTCTGATTCCAGGCATCGACGAGATCGCCGGAGTGGAACTTCGCGGCGTGCTCGTCGGTCCAGGTGCGCCTCGTCATCGTCTTCGCGCCGGCAAGGAGCGCGGGCGTTGTCCAGGCGAAGGAGATGATCACGGCAGCCGCCCTGCACGGAAGTCGTGCCACGCCTTACCCTCGGCGGCCGCGAGTCTCTTGTGCAATTCCGGGTCATCGCATGGCAGCTCGCCGGTCCGCCAGCGATAGCCGATGCCCTCGATGTACGTCGTGTGCTTCTCGGTGTGCTTCCAGATCGCGATGACGGCCTCGAGCAGCGGGCGCGCGCGATGCGTCTCTGCCAGCTCGACGTCATAGGTCTTGCAGACGTTGATCATCGATGCGACCTCGGCCTTGAGGATCGCGATGCGTTGCTTGAGGAGCCGCTTGCCATTGCGGCAGTTGCGCAGCTGATCGGTCATGAGTCACCGCCAAGAGACGCCGCCGCCGGGTCCTCGCGGGGAAGGGTCACTTGCGTGGTGATCCTCGGTGGCCGCAGTTCTTCCACGAGCTGCGGCTCCGCGCTCGCCGGCGACGACGTCGGGGTCGGTGCGTGCGTATCCGCGTCCCCCCTCAGGGCTGCAGAGGTCGCGCGCACCGCGCTGCCGCCGGTCTCGATGCGTGGTGCTCCACCAGCAGAGAACGGGGTGGCCATCTCCCCGTGAGGCGAGGCCGACGACAGCGCGCTGAGCGCGAACGAACGTGACAGCGGGAGGAACATCAGGTCGGTTCCTCGTATCCCGGCTCACCTGGCTGCAGCGCGATCAGGTCTGAGAGGACTTGCTCGACGACGCTGATGCGCTCGCCCAGCCGCTTGATGTTCAGAGCGTCGAGATCGACCGCGGCCGCGATCTCCGTGTGGCCGTGCGGTGAGGAGAGCACCGCGGGGTAGAGACGAGGGTGGCAGATGAGGCAGTTCTCCGAGCCTTCGCCGCGGAGATGCAGTGGCTCGCCCTCGATGCCGGAGCCGTGGACCGTGATGACGATGTCGGTCATGCGCCCGCCTCATCGCCGTCGGGATCCAGGGCCTTCGCGCTGAAGCGGCGGATGGCGGGATCCGGCGAGGCGTTCTTGACGTAGACGAGGGCCGCGCGGAGACGATCGCGCTCGGCATCGAGATCGGTGAGCTCAGGCTGGAGGAGCCAGGCCACGAAGATCGCGCCGGCGACAAGGCCGGCGAAGAACTCGATCATGCGGGCCTCGCGTCGGGATCTGGACCGCGCATCTTGGCCAGTTGCTCGGCCAGGTCGACGAGCTCAGCCGGTGAGACCATCGCGATTTCGGCCGCGGCGACCCAGACCTTGTCCTTGCCCGGGACCTGCTCGAGCTCGAGGAAGCGCGGCCCGCCCTGGTCGGTGGCCTGGCGGATGACCTCCTCGGGCAGCTCGGCGACGGCGACGTGGCGGCCGCTGCGCAGATAGACCAGTGAGATCTGGCGGTCAGCGGGCACGGCGGGTCTCCAATGCGACGGCGGCACCGTTCCGCGAGGAACGTGGGTGGGTATCCCGCAAATTCAGAGGCGATGTAGGCGCGTGGGACTCATGCGGCTGTCCAGCGCGGTCCGGCAGGAAAAGAGGGGGGTGGGTCATGCCGCCTGCTCCACGAACGCCGCGCACCGTGAGCTCCTCGACCATCCACTGCGCACGTCGACGTCGAGCGCGCACTCCATGGCCGCGCAGTCACCGTCATGCGCGCGTCCTCGATGCACGAGCAGCTCGTGCCCGCACCTGCACACCGGTCCCCAGCGTGGCTCGATCCGCATCACGACGCTGCTCCCTCGATGCGCTCACGCTTGCGCCGCAGCACCTCGCGCACGATCGGGTCGGTGACCTCGTGCTCGAGACGCGTGATCCGCTCGAGCTCGCTCTCGTCCTCGCGTGGCCCTGAGCGAAGCTCAGACGTACCTGGCCCGTCGACCTGTGCCGGGGCGAGACGAGACGAGTCTTCCGTTACTTCCGAGGTGGGGCGAGGCGCGTCTTCCGTCCCCGCCGGGGCACCTGGTGGTTGCGCTGGTGGCGCGCTCTGGTCGCGCTCTGGTCGCGCTGTGGTTGCGCTGGTGGCCCCGGCTGGTTGCGCTGGCGTCTCCCAAAGCGTCCTCTCTCCTTTATTTACGGGCCTCTTGGGCACCCGGACGGTCCTGCGGAGGTCCCGCTGGGGCTTCTCGTGGCGGAGGTCGCTCACGCCCGGCTGGCCGGGCTTCCACTTGGCCTTGCGCTCGTCGTTCTTGGAGTACGGGTGACCCTCCTCGGGACGCCATCCGGGAGGGGCTGGAAGGCGGCTCGGGCCGTACCGATCCTCGCGCAGCGTCTGGTGGGTGGTGAAGCGGGGGAAGTAGAGGTAGCGCTCACCCGGCGAGTCGATGACCTCGTACCAGACCGCGAGGTCGATGTCGTTCATGAGCGCGAGGATCTCGGTGACGTCCTCCTCGCTGACCTCGGGATAGCGGCCGAAGATGAGGCCGCGCAGCTGGTCGGCGCTGCCGTCCAGGCGGCTGTCGTCGTCGATGTACGTGAGCGCCCAGGTGAAGAACGTCGAGGCCGCGAAGCCGCAGCGCGTCACGATCTGACGCACCTGGCCGGAGCGCGTGATTGACTGCGCGATGAGACGGCGATCGGCCATCAGTTATCCACCGGACCCGCTACGCTTGTGTGGCTTCCAGATCGGAGACCACGAACGTGGCTGACAGCATCGAGATCCAGCGCGGCTGGTCGATCTACCCGAAGCTCGAGAACACCCCGACGCCGGAGCAGCCCACCCTCGGCGACAAGCCGGTCTTCATCGAGGTGACCGAGATGCGAGACGGCGACGGCGTCATCCTGCGACTGCAGCAGGGCAGTGACGACGACTTCGCGATGTCCGTACTGCTCACCGAGACCGAGTGGCGCGAGCTCACATCGTTGCCCGTCCGCTTCGCCGCGCAGAAGATACCCAGCTAGCCTCACTCGGCCACCTGCGCATTCGTGAGCGAGCACCGCCTGCAGATCCGCTCGCCCTCGATTGGCAGCCCCGCGTGCAGCTTCTTCGGGCTCTCCACCACGACGACGTCGCACGCGAACTCGATCCGGTGGCGCCCGTCGACGTCGTCGTCGATCGCCGCGGCCGCGCGCACCAGGTGCCAGCCGATCTCGTCGGTGAGCAGCGGGTCCTCGATGCGCAGCCAGGGTCCGATCACGAGCACGTGCCTCCGCTGCAGAAGGACGTGTTGCAGAGCGAGCACTGCAGGTGCGGATGCTCGGTGCCTTCGAGCTTGAAGATGACGAACGTGTCGTTGGCGTCGTTCGGGCATTCGGTGAGCTCGGCCTTCTTCGGCTCACCGTCCGAGGCAGTCACGACGACGTCGCGGAAGCGCAGCACGCTCATTCGCCGCCCACTAGGTGCTGGAACTCAGGCGCCTCGCGGTCCTCGGGCTCGACGTACTTCAGGCCGAGCTTCGCGAAGACATCCAGCTCACTCGCGGAGGCGACGACCCGATCGGCCGTGTCGACGATGCCGCGCGAGACCATGAGCCGGCGCGCGGGCGTCAGGCGGTTGCCGTGCTGGGCGAGCTTGATGTTGTGCGCCGCGGATCCCGTGCGGACCAGGAGCGTGATGCCCCAGGTCTCGGGCGTGGCGTAGTAGAGGTCGAGGCTCGCCGCACCGGCGCGCGTGAACGACGCGATCTTGTCGCCGTCCTTCGTCGGCATGTAGCCGAGCTCGCCGAGAGCCTGCGCGATCGCCGAGTGCTGCCAGGGATTGTGCTCCGTCGAATCGAGCAGCACGAGGTCGATGTCGCCGATGTCGTCACACCGGCGACGGATGGATCCGGCGATCTCGATGCGCGGCGAGTACTGCTCGATCCGCTGCACGGCCTGGTGCGCCCAGGCTTTCGCCGCGGACAGCGGGAAGCGCGTCTCGACCTTGCTCATGGCGCGTCGTCCGTGATCTCGCGCGTGAAGGCCTCAGGGACGACCTGTTCCTCAGCGGTCGGGTCGACGATGAGCGACACCGGCGGGATCGGCTCGCCGTAGATCGCGAGCTCGATCTTCGCGCCCTTGGCGATGGCCTCACGCTCGTTGTCCGTGAGGTCCCAGGTCGAATGGATGACCGGGACCTTGTGACCGGGGTACATCGTCTCGTCGTGGGTGCGGTAGTAGGGCAGGCCACCGACGTCGAACGAGCCCGGCGGCTTGCCATAGGTCCCGGTCGTGGCCTGCGTGCGGATCGGCCTCACTCAGCGGCCGCCGGCGCGAACGATGAGCAGGACACGACGATCTGCGGCGTCGCCGTGATCTTCGTGCGCTTCAGGCCCTCGAGCGCCTTGTGCGCCGCGGCCTCGAGCTGCGGCCGCAGCCCACACATCGCCTGGTGCGAGCACGACTCGCAGCTCGCGCCGACAACTACAGCGGCCGCGGGGGGGGGGGTCCGATGAGCCTGGCCCTTTGAGCGCTTCCTCTTTTGCGACCTCACTTGAGGTCGAGAAACAGGACGTGCGCGCTTGTGTCGCGTGCGTTTCTTCGCCGGCGCGGCCGCGGCCTCACGTGCCGCGATTCGCCCCGACGTCGCAGGCTTGCCCTTGCAGTGCATCTCGTGCTGCACTCGTCGGCCCTCGCTGGTCAGCGCGCGCCCGCACCCTTGCTTGCACAGGAACTTCTCGGCCTTCTTCGGCATCTCGCTCATCTCCTTCTCCGCGTCGGCGACGTACGCCGGCGCTACCTCCTCACGCTGCGGGTGGATCTGCTCCGGCTCGTCGTCGACGTCGGGCTCTTCAATCGCGCGCTCGAGCTCAGCGACGTCGATGTGGTCGAAGCACGTCTTCTCGCCGGTGACCCGCGGCTTTCTGCACCCACCGATGCCACATGGCCGCAGGACCGGACGCGAGCGCACGGACGGCGCACTGCGCTGAGGTACCTGCGCGAAGTTGACCGCCATGTCACGCGCGCTCCTTCCGTCCCACGTGCGGGGACCAGTTCTTCCTCCGAGCTCACCGACCGCCATCGGCTCGCCCATCTCCCCCACGCGGACTGCATTCGGAAGCGCGCTGCAGTCCCCGTCTGTGCGGCGCCGGAGAGTCGAACTCCGGAGCTCCTCGTGGTGCCGTCCACTCAGAGCGGCCGATGCGCCGCGGTGACGCGCTTACTCGGGCTTGGTCGCGTCGTCGCCTTCCTTCTTCTCACCACCGTCAGCCGGCTTCTCCGGCGTCGATGTGTCGCCGGCGTTGCCGGATGGCTGCTCGTCGGTCTCGGGCTGCTTCTCGGTCTCGTCCATTCGGACCTCCTCTCTGCCTCTCTTGGGATCTCAGATGTGCGCGGGCTGGCGCTGGTCGTCGACGAGCTCGGCTGTCGCGAGTCCATCGAAGAGGCCGAGCTGCTTCGCGCGCGCGAATCCCTTGTTCCACCACGCCGGCAGGCCCTTGAAAACCTCGAGCTCCGCGAGGAAGCCGATGACGTCAGGGCGCTCGATCGTCCAGCGGCCGTTGCTGTCGGTGCCCATGCGAAGCAGATACGAGTACACGCACTGCAGCTGCAGGTCCTCGGGGATCCGGTCCCACTGCGGCTTGGAGACGCGCACGACGAACTGCGGGACGCCGCCGTCCGGGAACAGGAACGAGTACGTCGAGCTGAAACGTTGGACCTTGGCGACGTCGAGGTCGCCCTCTCGTTCAGCGTTCGAGAAGAGGAACGCGATGCGCGCGCCCCGGAGCACGCTCATGTGCGGGTACTTGCCGTTGATGAGGCGTGCCGCGATCGCCTCGACCTCCGGCGCCGGCCAGGTCTTCGGTGCCTCCGCCGGCGGCCGCACCTCACGGACCTTCGCCTTCTGCCCGGGCTTCAGGTCGACCGGGGGCAGCTGGTGCAGCTCGCCCTTCTTGCCCTTGCCGTTCTTCTTGTCCGTGGCGACGTTGCTCTGCTGGTCGTTCTCTTCGGCCATCTACTTCCCCCTCGTGATCTGGATGTCCTTGAGCTTCGTCAGGCGCGTGACCTCGCGTGTGGCGATCCCGGCGATCGCGCTCCACGCGGCCGCGACCTTCGAGATCTCCTCGCTGAGCTCGTCGACGACGGTCAGCGTGATCGCGACGATCGCCTTCTTCTTGCTCGGACGTGTTCTCTTCGCTGCCATGTCTCTTTCCTCCTTCGATTCGCTACGTGGTGATGAGCCGGCGTTGAACTGCCTGGCGGGGCGCGCGCTCGATCCGGCCGACCTTCTTGAGGGAGTAGTGCAGGTGACGCGCGATCCCATGCGTTGCCGGCGTCTTCGTGAACTCCCAGCCGAACTCGAGCTCGAGGGTGCTGATGTCGTTCCGCGCGTTGCGCAGGTGGCCGACAAAGTCCGTGATCGAGCACACCTCCGGCCTGGCCCACACGAGCTCACGAACGCGCGCCATCCGTCCGGTCATCGGTTCTTCCGCTCACGCGCGAACGTCGCCTCGATCCCCGAGAGGGTCAGCTGCTCGAGCGGGACGTAGAAGCCATCGCGGTATGGGCGCAGCGGCGGGGTGTGGCGCTCGCGTTCGAGCTGGTCGACGTCGGGCTCGCGCTCGCGCACCAGGCGCTCAAGCTGCTCGTTCATGCCGTTGCACGTTCCTCGAGGAACAGCGCGTCGGCCGCGCGGACGCTCTCCTTCGTGACCGTGGCGAAGCCCAGCGCACGCAGCTCACGGATGTAGCTACCGAAGGCGCCGCCCGCGGTCGACATGCCAGCGCGCTCGGCGAGATCGTCGAGGCTCAGCTCGCTCGGGTACGCCTCGAGCAGCGGGTCCAGGAGCTTGTGGAGGTAGGCCTTCGCGACCGCGTGCGCCATCGCGTGCAGGTCCGACGTCGCGAGGTCGTGTGTCTTCGCCGCTTCACGTCCCGCCGGCGTGAGCCAGACCTGGTCGTGCTTGTTGTTCCCGTCCCGCTCGATCATCCGCGCGGCGGAGAGCTCGCGAAGGTATGAGCCGTAGGCGCCGCCGCGGACGCTCATCTTCGACCAGGTCGCGACCTGCAGGTTCGTCGCGCGCGCGTAGCCGATCGCCTCGAGGCTGGCGAGAGCGTCGAGGATCTTCTGCAGGTAGCGCTTCGGCGCGCCGCCCTCGGCCCTTTCGGGGGTGCGCGCGGGGTGAGTCGCTGGCAAGGTCCCGCGGTTCGCGCTAGTACGCGCTGCGCCATCCCGCGATGCTTCCCCTCGGCCACTCTGCGCGGCAGGTGAGCTGACGTGGTCCGCGCGCACCGCTCCGCGTCCATTGCTTCCAGCGATCGACCTGGCGGCCGCCACTGATGGGCGCGGAGCGCTGAGCGCGAGCGCAAGATCAGCACGAAGGACCGTCGCGATCTCGCCCGTGATTTCCATGAACTTCCCGAGCGCGATGCCCGAGCCCTCGAGCTTGTCGAGCGCCTTCTCGAATCTCGCGAGCTCACCACCGCGGAGCAGGTACTTCGTCTCGACCTTCGGCGCCGCCGCGGCCGCGGGCTTCGCAGCATTCGCCGCGGCGACCTCACGGCGAAGCGTCGCGATCGTCTTACGCAGCTCGGCCGGGTCGTCCTGCTTCGCCTTCTCGACAGTCGCCTGCATCGCCTTGCTCAGGCGCGTGAGGTCGACCGCGGTGAGCTCCTTCGGTTCGACGCGCTTCTCGCCGACCTTCGGCGTCGCGTGCGAGTTGAACGTCTCGCAGGCGAGGATCTTCACGCGCTGCAGGCCGAGCGGCTTGTCCTCGGGGAAGTCCGGCGCCCATACGAAGGCCTCGCCGGTCTTCAGTTCCGGAAGCGCACGGAGGAACGCATCGCGCTCCTCGTCGCTGGCGTGGTGCTCGGCGATCCAGTCGTTGAGCGCCTTGCGGTCCTGCGGCCCCGTCGTGCGGTGGATGACCAGGACGTCGGCCTGCGTCGTGGCCGTCTTGTTCAGCGCGGCGAGACGCTGCGTGAGCTCGAGGAGGCCTATGCCGCCCGAACGCCCGAGCTTGACCATGCGCAGCATCGCGCCGAGCGAGCCCTTCTCATCGCCCATCGCCTGCTGAGGCATGAGGTCGTGGGCTTCCTCGGCGACGACGACGAACGGCTCGCTGTTGCGCTCGAGGAGCCGGCTCGCGAAGTCCTTCACGAACCGCGCGCGCTCGCCGCCGCTCCATTCGCGCAGCGCCATCACCGCGGAGATCCGATAGTCGACGAAGAGATCCGCCATGAGTCCGCCGCCCGTCGGTGCGAGCGGGTAGTCCTGGTGCTTGCCCCCGAAGACGTAGATCGGCAGCCCGCCCTCGCGATCGCCGGCGCGGCCCGCCTTGAGGCCCCACCACACGTCGACGGGATCCAGGACGCCGAACGGGACATGCGCGCCATGCAGCTGCTCGACCAGGCGCTTCGCCGTGTTCGTCTTCCCGGATCCGCGCTTGCCGGCGATGAGCGTCACCGCGGTGGCGATGTCCGCCGGCAGCGTGAGGTCCGATGCGAGATGCAGCTTCGTCACGCCGTCACCCCGGCCTCGAGGTGCTTGCGGTAGGCAGCCCTCGCTGATCGCCGGTACGTCAGGCCGGGTGCGATCAACGACGAGAAGACCTGGCCGCATGAGCACTGGATGACGAAGAAGCGATCGCCGTCGACGACCTGCTCGAGCTCGTTCGTGATCTCGTGGGTCATCGCTTCGCCTCCGCCGGCCCGAGCCGACAGAACTTCTGGCTCTCGATGAGCTCGAGCGCGACCAGGCACTCACGCGCCTGCGCGATCGAGTGGTCCTTCGTGAGCTGGCGGCAGATGACGCAGCGCATCAGTCCCTCGGGTCCATGAGCGGCTCATCGCCGAGCGACGAGGGGCCGTCGTCTTCGAGCTCGAGCTCGCGGTCCTCGTGACCTGGTCCCCGCGAGAAGCCATCGGCCTCGACGACATGCGGCCGCGGCGCTGGCGCATCGAGCGCCTTCATCTCCCACCGTGACACCGGCTCGGGCTCGTTCGCGTAGGCGACCGCATGGGCCTCGCGCTCGCCGCAGGGCGTCAGCGAGAAGACGCTCGTCGGGTTGTAGAACTGCGTGACCGCGCCGCCATCGCGCCGCGGGATGTCGCAGCGGAGGAACACTCCGGCGCCGACGGACTGCGGTTTCACCTTCGCGCCGAAGCGGCGATGTCCGAAGACCTCGACGACCGCCCAGCCGTCGTAGGTGAATTGCTCGAGCTGCTCGGTGCCTTGCGTCTCGGTGGTCATGTCTCAACCTCCGCGAGCCGCCCGCGCACCCACGTGAGGGAGCCGATCTCGTTGATGCGGTCAGTCCAGCCCTCGAGGACCCGCTCGGCGATCTTGTATGCGCAGAGCTCGGTGTCGTGCGCCCGGTTCGGGAGGTCCGCGCAGACCTTGACGTGCTCGAGCGTCCCGAGCAGCTCGACGGATCCCATCGGCCGCGAGAGGTCGAGCGCGTAGACGTCGCCGGTGTTGTGGACGACAGAGACCCGGAACCGCGGGAAGCGCGTGTCCGGGTTCGTCCAGAAGACGCCGAAGTCGGATTCGCCCGAGTGCGCGCCTCCGCGCTCCTCGTAGAACCGCATGATCGACTCGTAGCGTCGGCCGAGCTGCACGCCACTCATGGCTTCTCTCCTACGACGACGTAGCCGGCGTGCGGCCGCGGTCGCGATGGCCGGGTCTTGTACCGACGCTCGAGCCGGACGGTCGCCACGAGGCCCGCGGTCTGCAGACGACGAAGCGCTGCGGCGACCCCCTGGCCGGTGACGCGGATGTCGCGTCGCGATTGCTCGAGCCGAGCGCGGATGCCCCGCGCCGTCGCGAAGGTGGCAGAGTCATCGAACGCGTGCGAGCCACCAAGGATGGAGCGCTCCGCGCAGATCGCGCGGGCGGCGTCGTACACGGACTCGTCGAACGGTTCGAGCGCGACGGCGGTCGTCATCCCTTGACCTCGGTCAGCGCGTAGGTCCCGACGCCGGCGTCCTGCTCGCTCTTGTACTGGAACGCCCACTTCTTTCCGAAACGACGGACCATCTCGTCGCGCGCCTCGGAGAACGTGCCGCGGATCCGCACGAAGCGGTTGCGCAGCGACTCACCCGACTCGGGATGCACGTGGCCAAAGCCGAACGTGAAGATCCAGTCGCGGACCGCATCGGTCGGGTCGGCTTCGACGGCTTTCATCAGAACGGGACCTCCTCGCCGATCCGCGAGGCCGGTGGCGTGTGGGCCGCGGCCTCCTCCTCGGTGATGCGGACCTTCTCGACCTTGAGCTCGTGCTCCACGCGGAGCGCCTCGTCGAGCTTCCGAACGCGATCACGCGCGTCGCTCTCGAACTCGAAGTACTCGAGGACCGCGTCTTGGATTCCCGGGATCCGCCCTGCCACCCGCCAGGTGTCGACGAACGTCGGGGGCGCCGGGATGAGGATGTCGAGCTGGCTGTACTCGCCCTTCGCGATCCGGACGACCCGGCCGTCGACGTCGGTGAGCGTCACCGCCTTCGCGGACTTGTCGTGCCACTCGATCTCGGTCTTGATGCCCTTGAGGGCGACGTCGGTGTCGTTCTTGGCGTCGGTGAACTTCATCGCTTGGCTCCCTTCTTCTTCGCCTTGCGGGGCGCGTAGTGCTCCTCGACGAGACGGCGGATCGTCGCGCTGACGGGCGGGCCACCGTACGAGCCCGCATACCGGATCTCACCGAACGCACTCGCGACCGCGAGGCGCGCGACGCGCTCACGGACATCCTTGAGCGGCATCGCCGTGATCTTCTTCCAGAGCTCGACCTTCCAGACCTTGCCCCGGCCACTCACGCGCGCGGCCTTGCCGAAGAGCGCGAGCCGTGCGGGCTCACCTGCGAGACCTCCGCGCAGATAGCGCTCGTCGATCTTCTTCGGGTCGACCGAGCGCCAGCGATCGGGGCTCTCGAGCGCACTGGCAGCCGTCTTCTGCGAGGTCTTCAGATCACGCGCGGCGTCCTTGCGCCTTTGCTCGGCGGTCTTCGCCTTCTTGCGCTGGGCTGGCGTCGCGCGCCCCATGTTCTCGCGCGCGCGGGCCTGCGCCTTCTTCCATCCGGTCGGCGAGACGCATGCCGCGACGAGGTCGCCGTTCGAGTTCAACGCCACCGCGTCGCAGGTGCAGTCGATGTCGTGGGTCGCGCGCTCGACGACGTTGTAGCCGCGGCCGAGGATCCCGGCGAGCTTCTTCTTCGGCTCGCCGAAGGTGCGCGCCACGTCGACTTCGATGCCGCCGAGCCAGATCGTCGCCCGGTGATCTCCGTACTGCGAGCGCGTCTGCCAGGTGACGACCTTGCCCGAGGCCTCAGCCTTCGCGATCGCCGCGCGGATCCGCTCGACCGCCGTGAATGAGCGCTGGGCCTCGCGCGCCTGCTCCTCGAGCTCGTGGACGCTGACGTCCTTCTTCAGGTCGACCAGGCCGAGCGCCTTCTCGGGCACTGACATCGCGACCTTCGCGTGCGCCGCGGTGATGTCGCCCTTCTCGAGCGCCTTCTGGATGGCAGGTGCGGCGTCGAGCAGGCGCAGCGCGTTCGCGATCGTCGACGGCGCCTTCCCCACGCGCTTCGCCAGCTCGGCCTGCGTCTTCTTCGTGAGGTCGAGCCAGCCCTTGTAGCCGCGGGCTTCCTCGAGCGGCGTGAGGTCCTTGCGCTGCAGGTTCGCGGTGAGCGCGATTTCGGCGACCTCCTGTTCAGTGATCTCGAGCTCGCGGACGATCGCGGGGATGGTCGTGCGGCCTGCGCGCTTCGCGGCCGCGAGTCGGCGCGATCCGTCGACGACCTCGAAATGCCCGTTCTCGCGCACGGCGATCACCGGCTGGATGACTCCCTGCGCGCGCACCGACTCGACGAGGCCATCGAACTCCTCGCCGGAGAACTTCTGCTCGCGGGGGTTGCGACTCGAGACCGTGGTCTGACTGATCGGGATCTCCTGGACTTCCACCACCTGAGTCATGCCGCTGCCTCCCCGCGCCTGATGGCGCGCATTCCTTCTCGCCGACACGTCTTGCAGAAGCGCCGGCCGCGACGGTCCGTGTAGGTGTTCGTGTCCGAGTACTCGTGTCCGCGCGGGCAGTTGATCTTCACTGCGTTGCGCGCCGAGAAGCTCATGCCGCGCATTAGGTTCTCCTTGTTCGTCACCGGCTCGAGGTGGTCGGGCCGAACGCAGAGCCGCGTCCTGCACAAGTGATCGAGGGTCAGCCCTTCGGCGATCGCGCCGACGAAGTGCTCGTACGACGTCCGATGCGCATACGTGGTCCGGCCGTCGACGTCGAAGCGGCCGTAGCCATTCGACTGACTCGCACCCTTCCAGAGCCAGCACGTCAACGTGATCTCGACCTTTGCCATGAACCGCTTGAGCTGCTCGCTATCCACCTGCGCCAGTTCCTCCGCTCGTTCTTTCGTTTAGGCCGCTGAGCTCTCCTCCTCGGGGTCCGTCTTCTTCGTCGCCGAGAACTTCGTGTGCGTCTCCACCCATGTGATCGGCTCGAGCGACTTCCGCTTCTTCATGAGCTGCTCGAGCTCCCTCGGAGGCACGACCAGGAACTCGTCCGGGTCGATGCCGTTCGCCGGCGCCCACTCGCGGAACTTCTTCGCGAGCACGCGGCGGCTCTCCGAGACGAAATAGCCGGCGCGCTCGCCGCCGGTCTCGATCGGGCCGTGCTCCTTGGTGAAGGCACGGAGCGCCGCGCGGCGCTGGTCGAGGCCGGCCTTCAGCACGAGCACCGTCTCGTGGACCTTGTGCGCCTCTTCCTCGTTCGTCGGCACGATGAAGACGCCGCTGGCGCGCGCGGTCTTGAAGACCGGGCAGACCGAGACGTAGCCGCAGTACGCGCAGCGCTCGCCCGGCGTCGCCGGCCGCGCGCCCGGCTTCTGCATCTGCGCCGAGAGCGCCTCGAGCTTCTGGCGCTCGAGCTCCGCCTCCGCGCGGGTGAAGCGCACGATGCGCACCTGTCCCCAGCGGATGAACTCGAAGCGGATCTCGACCTCTTCGACGTCGGGGAACGAGTGGAAGATCAGGACCGGATAGAGGCGCGACTGCATCGACTGGCGGATCTCGTGCTCGGACGGCACCGCCCAGTTCGACTTCTGATCCGTGACGATCGCGAGGCGCCCGTCGTCATCGAACCCGAGCTGGTCGACCTTGCCGACGACCTCACGACCGGCGAGCAGCAGCGGCTCGATGCCGGCGGGTGGCAGCCACATCTCGACGCCGGCAAGACGATCGAGGTCGAGGTTGAACGACTCGACGTACTGCTCGCACACGCGGAGGACCTCGTCGAGGACGTCGAGGCCCGCGCCCTGACCGGCCTCGGCGTAGACCTTGCGCGCGATCGCGAGGATCTCGGTCACGTCGCTCGGCACGCGCTGCTCGAAGCAGTGCAGCTGGTACCGCTCGACGGTCATCGCGAGGAGCCGACCGACGTGGAGCGGCCGACCCGGGATCTCCTGAGTGCCGAGCTCGTAGCGCTGCGAAAAGGCATACATGCAGTCCGCGGCCATCTCCGCGGCCGTCGCGCTGAAGCGCCAGGGCTTCTGCGGCACGACGGCGTTCACGTCTTCACCTGCGCGCGGCTCATCAGGTGGCCGACGCGGGCGAGCGCGTGATCGCCGCCGACGAAGTAGGCCATCGAGAGCAACTGCGCGTCCGTGAGGTCGACCCCACGCGCGGTCAGATAGCGCACGAGCACGTCGGGCGACGACGTGCTGAGGCCGAGGCGATCGCGGAACTCCATGTCCGCCTGCAGCCCTACGAGGATTGCCATCGTGCGCTCGAGCGACATCACGGCGTCGTCGCCTTCCGCTTCGCGACGTTGGCCTCGAGGAACTTCACGAGATCTGCGGGTCGGCCCTTGTGCGCGCCGCGGAAGAGCGCCCGCTCCTTTTGCGCGATGCCGAGCTCGCTGAACAGGACCTCGGCGCGGGCCTCGAGCGCCGAGTTCTCATCGTCGGAGCGCGAGGCAGGGCTTGAACCTGCGACCTCGGTCCGGGAGGGACCGCGCTCTTCCCCCGCACCGGATGAGGGAGCGGATTCTGAGCTACTCGCGCGCGTCGCCGGCGAGCGATCAGCAGCCGGCGACGAAGGAAGGACTGACGTCGGGAAGATGTCGCGCTCGGGCTCATCCGGCGTCGGGACCTCGCGGCCATCGGTCAGCTCGGGGAGACCGATCGAGCGCGACTCGCCCTCGTCGGCCATGAGCAGCTCGCGCATGTTCCGCTCGCCGGACATCAGGACCTTCCCGAGCGTCGCCGGCGAGATGAGCTTGAGGGTGTGGACGATCTTCTTCTTCTGGTCCTCGGGTGAGATGACCTCCATCGGCTCGAGGCGCAGCTTCAGCGGGATCCCGGCAAGGCGACCGCCCGACAGCTGCATGACGAGCTCGATGCCGCCGCGGACGTCGAGGATCGAGTTGAGCGAGCCCGAATCCAGTTGGAACACCCCGATGCCCGGGACCTTCGGCAGCAGGAACATGAGGTTGAGGACCGGCTTGCAGAGATTGCGCTTCGCGAACGTGCAGTCCTTTGCCGGGCAGTCGAGCTCGCGCCACTCGACCTTCTTGGAGTCCGCGGTCGCGATCGCGTTGTCGAAGTCGGCCTGCGTCGGCGATGCCGGGAGCTTCTCGAGGTCGACCAGGCGCACCGCGTGCTCGCCGTCGCTCGTGCAGACCTTGCCGCGGCTGGCGGTGTACGACTTCCAGGCCACGCCGGCGACGCGGGCGACGTCGTCGGATGGGAAGACGACATCGAGCTCGCGGGGCTTCTCGCCGTAGACGGTCTTCACGGCGTCGGGACAGACGAAGAAATCCGTAGCCGACGGGTACTCGGCGCCACGCTGGGACAGCTTCCTGATCCCGAGGTGGATCTTCCCCAGGCGAGGCAGGCGCCGCTGGTCCGTCAGCCCAGGCACGTCTCCGGAGGGTCGCCAGGTCGTCTCGGTCACGCCGACGCCTCGACCGCGACCGCGACGTTGCAGCCGCACGGCTTCTTCGTGAACGTGTGGACGCCCTTGCACTCGTAGGCCGGGTGCGGCTCGTGACCGCAGCCCGGGCATTCCTCGCGGAACGTCATGACGCCACCGCCGCGCGCTCAGTGCGCTCTCGCCAGGGCAAGACCGTCCGGCAGCTCGCGCAGTAGGTCGCGATCGTCGAGTTCCCCCGCCCGCATTTCGGGCACGTCCGGCAGTCGCCCTCGCAGTAGAAGCGCGAGCCGGCCGGGATGACCTCGTTCAGGACGCGGCGCGCCTTCGGCCAGACATAGTGACCACCGCGACCCTCAGCGCCGCCGACGAGAACCGGGACGACCGGATCGTTGCGGTGCCACCACTCGCGCAGCCGCGCAATGAGGTTCAGCTCATGCGTTGGGATGAGGCGCACCGGTCGGACGAGTCCGCTCATCGGCCGACGACCGCCTGGAAGATCTGGACGACGGCGCCGACGGCAAGAGCGATCCAGACATAGAGCACGACCACCTCGTGCCGCGGAAGCGGCGCGACGACCCAGACATGCGTCCGCCGTCGGTGCCGGGTGCCGATACGCGGGTCGTAGGCCGGTCTGGTCATCCGGTCGCTCATGCCGAGGCCTCGCGCTTCACGTTCTCGAGGGCGCGGTCAGCCTCCTCGGCGAGCCAGCGGTCGAAGGCGGCGCGCGGGATCCGGATGCGGCGGCCGGCGCGGGTGTGCGGGATGCGGCCCTCGGCAATCAGCTGGTAGACGCGGTTCTCGCTGAGGCCCACCATCCCCGCGACATCGTTGACCGTCAAGAACACCGTCTCCGTCGCCTCCTTTGTTGTCCCGTCAGGCCCAGTGGCCTTGACTCCTGTCTGCATGGCGGGGTATCTTCACCCGCGCGACTGTGGCTGTCAAGCCACAATATCGACAGCACAGCCGCAGGGGAGCGTGCCGGTGGAGGCAATCGCGGTCCAGATGCCTCGTAGCCGTGCTACGAGGCCCGTGGAGCCTATGCGGCTCGGTTGGGTACTAAGTGACTCAATGGCGGCTGCTGCTGAGACGGTCGGCGAGCGCGTGCGGCGATATAGGCGTCTCAGGAAGCTCACCCAGGAGCAGCTCGCCGATACCGCCAGTGTCGACCGCAGCTACCTCGGGAAGATCGAGACGGGCGTCATCGTCGAGCCTGGCAGCGAGACGCTCAAGCGCCTCGCGCGTTCGCTCGAGATTCCACTCCGGTCGCTCGCCGAGCCGATGGGCTGGTACGACGGCGACTCCCCGGACGTGCTCGCGGCGGCCGAAGCTGAACTCCTCAACGACCCGAAGATTCCACCGGATCTGCGCGACCTTGCCGTCGGGGCTGTGCGGATGGCCCGCCGCGCCAGGGAGGAACAGGCCGGCTAGCCATGGGACTGTTCCCTTTGGGCCGGTCGGACGTAATAGTGTTCAGCCTGACTACACATGGGGAGACTCCGCATGACTATCCGGCATCTTCCCCGCGGCCTGGCGCTCGTGCGCGTCGAGACCCCGATCGGGCGGATCGTCTGGGTCTCGGATCGCCTCTCGCCAGCAGAAGAGCGGGCGGCGCGGATCCTCGCCTGTGATCGAGTCCGGCAAGGTGCCCGCGCCGTCGTCCTCAGCGAGCTCGAGCTGTCCGCCGTGCTCGAGGGCGCAGCGTGAACATGGGTAGAGGAGGCGCGACGATGCTCGTCGCAGATCTCTTCGACGATGGCCGACTGGACGGCTCGATCCTCATGAAGGCGGTCGGAGGCTGAAGCTCGTGAAGGAATACAAGATCGAAAAGATCCAGGGCGGCGGAATGTTCAAGGCCGGCCTCATCGACGAGAAGAAGACGCAGGAACTCCTCGACCGGATGAGTGGCGAGGGATGGCGGCTCGTCAGCAGCTGGGTCGAGATCCAGAGTGGCTCGAGCATGAACCTCTCGACGATCTGGGAGCGGGACAAGGCATGAGGAGGCTCGTCTTCGTCGTGGCGATCGCACTCGCTGGGTGCGGGGAGCTGCAGGGCGCGAGCTCGCAGCGTCTCGGCTTCGTCGATGTCACGGCTACGCCGCTGCCCACCGACACGCCTGCGCCGACTCCTGTCCCGACGGGTCCACCGACCGCGACGCCGACGGACCTACCTACCCCGATACCGACGCCAGTGCCCACCGTCGCTCCGACACCAACGGTCGCACCGACTCCAGCTCCAACGCCGGTCCCGACTCCCGAGCCGACTCCGCCGCCGCCAACACCGACGCCGATCTCATCGGCCGCGCTTGCGTCGCGCCCGGCGATCGCTGGCATGTATGTGAGCTCGAACGTCGTCAGCCGCGGCGCCTCGTTCATGTTCTCGGCGCATCTCACGTCGGTGGCGGGAATCGTCCAGGCCGTCGTCGAATTCACCGGCGCCGACGGCAAGAGTCAGGCCGCCTATAGCTACTTGAGGCTCGCATCTGGCACCGCGAACGACGGGACTTGGACCGCGACGATCGCCGTGCCGACGCAGGCCGAGCCCGGCATGTGGAAGCTGCGCGGCTTCGGGATGGGCGACGCGGCAGGTCACTGGGACGGCACGTATCCCGAGTCGTACGCCACGAGCTGCTCGATTTCGGTGCAGTGAGGGGCGAACGCGCCTGGTCGCCGATCCCCGCCGGCCCGTACCCGGCGGAGATGCGTTCGTTTACCCGGTGCCGATGATCGGCTGGACCTTGTCGGCGACGGCCTGCACCGGGCCGCTGCCGTTCTTCTTCGTCGTGGTCGTGTAGACGATCTGCGCGATCGCGTACACCGGCGCCCAGATGTGCCACCAGAAGCCGAAGAAGGCGCTGGGGTCGATGAGGTTGAACGCCGGAGCTCCAACCGCGCCGCCGAAGCCACCGGTTGCCCACGACGCGAGCGTTGCGATGACGAGCGTCGTGCCCATCGTGATGACCGCTGCGAGCCGGCCGCTGACCTTCGCGCCGAAGAGCACCTCCTGGACGAATGGGACGGCGAGGCCGGCGACGAACGCGGCGATGATCTGCGGACTTTCCATGCTTACCTCCTTTCCTCGGGGAACCTCACGCCCGACACGAGCGGCGCGAGGCAGATGAGCATCAGGACAATGAGGACCGTTCGCAGGTCCTGACCAACATAGCCGCCACCTTGGCCGACGACGGCGACCGCGGCGATGACGAAGCCGACGATGTAGCAGAGTGTGCCGAGATTCACGGCATCACCGGCGTCGGCGCGGTGCCAGGCTGCGGATCTCCGGTCTCGACGCCGTCGACGAAGAAGCGGTTCTTGGCGATCGCGGGATCCCACCAGACCGTCGTGCTGAAGTCCGGCGACTCTCCCGAGTACTGCGCGCCGGGGAACGGTGGCGCCGGCGGCTTCGAGTAGAGCGTCTGGCCGATGAGCTGGATCGCGCGGTTGACCAGCGCGAGGTCGTGCGCCGGCGTGGACCCCGCGGCCACCTGCGTCCGCAGATCTGCGAGCTCCTTGGCGTGCTCGCTCAGCACGGCTTTGATCGCCTCGTCGGTCTGGCGGACGTCCTCGCGGAACGCGATCGCATCGGGGTCGTCCTTGAATGCCATGTCGTTCTCCTTCGTGAATTCGTCGATGACCGCCCAGTGCTCGTCGGTCATGTGCTGGTAGGACCAGACCGAGACCGCGCCGTCGCCGAACGCGCGGCGGTGCGCGGCGAGCTCGGCGAAACAGAACGCGATGGCGCTCCATAGGTCCGAGGCATCCTGGTCGGCGGCATAGAGGGCGGGCTCGATGTGACAGCCAGGGAACGCGCGATCCCATTCGGCCTCGCTCCACTCGAGCGCGCCGATCGCACTGCGGCCGCCGGTGCCGGCGTAGGCCTGCGGCCGCGCAACGTCAAGGCGGTTGAATTCCTCATACTGCCCGCCGGCGTCGTGGTAGCTCACGATCGGCAGGGGCGCATAGCTAAGGCGTTGGCCGGGCTGCCGACGCGCGAGCAGATAGTTGACGAAGACACGCGCCTCGGTCGCGTGCCCATCCCATTCGACTTCCGCGTCCGCGCAATAGCCGACCCCGGCGCGCAGCGCGGTCTCGGCTTGGCCAGCGAGATCGACCGTCGGATAGACGTAGCCCCAGGCCTCGACTGGCACCCCCGCGGCGACACACCGCGCGATGAGCTCGCGCAATCGGCCCTGGCGGTCCCAGGCGCCGAAGGTCGAGAGACCATCGTGTGTCTTCACGATGAGGCCGACGTCGTAGGCCTTCGCCTTCGCGACGATCGCATCGAGATCGCCGCCCTCGCAGGCGTCCAGCGTCCAGACCCAGATCCAGATTCGGGGGTCGTTCACCACTTACTCCTCATGGCGTCCGTCTGAGCAGCTGCTCGAGGATGAAGACGAGGAGAGCCCCGCTGCCGGTGAAGAGCACCGCCTGGAGCGGCGTCGTCAGCGTCGCGCGCCCGACCTTCTCTCCGGCGTCCCCGGTCGACTTCTTCTCGAGCGCCTCGACCCGCCGATCGGCCTCGTCCTGTTGGGCCTTGAGCTCGCGCCTCGAGGTCTCCCTTGCCTCCTCGACCTCCTTTCGCGTCGCGAAGTTGCCGCGCTCGCGGTCAATCTGCTCGCGGACCTCATTGGCCTTCGCGAACTTGCTGTCGGAGAGCTCGAGCTCGCGCGTGTGCTCGCGACGACCCGACTCCTCGGCCTTGTCATGCGCATCCCACCGCTGCTTCATCAGCTCGGAGAGCGCCGAGATCCGCTCGAGCGCAACCTCGACTTTTGTCTCGAGGCTCTGTCTGGGTGTCGTGCTCATACGATCACGCAGAGGCCGCCGAGGACTCCGAGCCACTGGGCCGCGTCCTGCAGCGTCATCTGCATCGTGTCCTTTCCTAGCCCCGTTGCTTCTTGCGCTGCTCGTCGAGCCAGTCGTGTGCGCGCTTGTACGCCGCGTCGACGTCGGTCGCGGTCGCGTCATCCCGGATCTGGATGATCTTCGCCTCGGTGTCGTCGCCGTTGCCGCGGCTCACATTCAGGCTGAGGTTCGTTGCCATCTGGGACCTCCTTTCATCCGACGATCGCTCCGCGGGACTGCAGGAACAGAAGCCCCTTGATCGTCGCCTGGACGCGACCGTTCACGTCGGGGGTGAATGTGATCGTGTGCAGGCCCTTCTGGATGGTGCCGTCGCCGTTACGCGTGAGGTATGGCGTTATGTCGAAGTCGTCGAGCACCGTCGCCGCCGCGCTCGCAACATTGCCATCGACCTTCACCTGCATCGCTCCCGGCGTCGTCGTTTCGTTGATCCCGGGGTTCACGGTGATCGTGTGGATGTGATCGGTGAGCGTCACGGAGTGGGTGTGCGCGATCGTGTGGCTGTGGTTGATGGAGTGCGTGTGCGGATGCGTATGCGCGCCGTCCGCCGCCTGGCCCGTCATCGAGTGGTTGTGGGAGACCGTGACGCTGTGGTTGTGCGTCGTCGCGAAGGTATGGCTGTGCGTGACCTGATGAGCGTGATTCGTGCTCTCCGTCCCGGTGCTGGCCGTCGACCCGACGATGTCTGCCGGGACCGTCGCGGAGTGGTCGTGGCTGACCGTCGACGGTGAGTGAACGTGCAGCGTGAGCTGGTTGCCCGACGTCGGCGTGGCCGAATCCGTCGAGCCAGGTGCGACGCTGGTCGTCGAGGCCGAGGGTGCTGCGGTGTCTGTCTGCGTGTGCTGGTGCGCGCCCTCAGTGGTGTTGTACTGCGTCGACGTCGTCGCATCGGTGCCGCTCGTCGACGAGCTCGAAGCCCCCGACGTGACCGTCGTCCCGCCGCCGGCGGCAGCCGTTGCCGTGCTTTCGTACATGCGGTACGGCTTGACGCGCATTCGCAGCTTGAGCGAGAGGACCGAGAGCGCCTCGAGCGGGATCTCGATGTTGCGGGAGTACGGGAAGGTCGCGGTCAGGTTGTCCTCGAAGCTGTCGGGCCCGTAGAGCGTCGTCGCGCCGTCGGGCTGGCCCTCGTACTTCCGCACCCGATCGGCGACGCTCACCGATCGCGACGTCAGCGCCGCGAGCTCGACGTTCGCGACCGTCACCTCGAAGGACTCGGGGTCCTGCATGTCGCCGTACTTGAGGGCGACGATGCGGTCCTTCGTCGTGATCCCGAGCTCGGGATCCCAGACGTTCACCTTGTCGTACAGGTGCAGCCGCTCGAACGACTCGGTCGTGTAGATCCGCGCGAGGTCGTGGACGCGGATCTCGTGGCTCACCCGCGGGAGCTTCGCGGTCTCGAGGTACACGCGCGCCGCACGGACGAGCGCATCCGAGGTCTCATGACTCTTGTCGACGAGCGTCCCGCCGATCGTGCCGTAGGTGCCGACGGTGTCATCGGCGATGAGGTACTCGGCGTGGACGTAGTCGAGCGTCGGGGCGCCGGCCGGCGGCGTGTAGTTGTTCACCTTCGATCGCAGCTGCCGCTCATTCACGCCCTGCTCCCAGTTGGCAGTGTCATCGGTCGCGCCGAAGAGGACATTCAGCGCCCGCGATCGCGTGTCTTTTGCATCGATCCCGTCCGGCAGGGCGTTGCCCGCGGCGGTCCAGCCCTTGTAGCGGCTGTAGAGGTCGGTGATCGTGAGCGTCGCGCGCTGACCGACCACGCCGGCGTTCGCGAGGGTCGCCGGCTGGGCGGTGAGCTTGTCGGCGGAGGGCCGGATCTGGGGACGCCCTTCCCCGCGACCGAGCGGATAAAGCTTCGTGACCACCGGCTGCGTCTCGGTCGTCTTGGCCATGCCGCGCAGGTTGAATCCGCGGACGATGCGCTGACCGATGTCCTGCCCGGGGTCAGCGCGCAGGTTCAGCTTGCGCTGGGCAGGGTTGCCGCCGACAGGATCGACGGAGATGAAGCCGCCGACGACGTTGCGGACCTCCCAGCACGCCCGCATGACGTTTACGTTCGCTGCCCGGATCGTGATGACCTTGTCGAGCGAGGCATCGACCGTCCCGAGGCTCACGCGGGCGACCGACTGGAACGCGAGCAGGGCGGTGAGGATGTTCGTCACCGACTGATTCGTGTAGATCTGCTCGTCATAGATCAGATCGTCCTGGAGCACGCAGCCGTAGCCCTCCAGCTTCACCATCGCCGTCGTGCCCTCGTCCTCACGACGTTCCTGCACCGGCGCGATCCGGAAGAGGTCGATGAGCTCGTCGAGGTCGTTGAAGATCCAGGCCTCGCGGAACGGGACGATCGAGCTCCACTTCGAATCGTCGCGCGGGAGCATGAACGAGCCCATCGGGGCCGCGTTCACCTGCTCGTCGTAACTCACCCGATATGCCCGCTCGAGGATCTCGATGAGCGTCTGGTCGACCGGGCTGTGGATCTCGACACGCACGCCTAGTCCTTGTGCTCGTGCGGCGGCGCGACAGGGATCTCCCGGCTATCGATCGAAACGACCCGCGTCCAGGGCACGCTGCGGACGTCGCGCCGACTGTCGCGCGTCTCACCGACGAAGCTCAGGAGGCGGTCCTCGAGTACGAGATCGATGAAGCGCTCGCCCTGGCCGATCTCGACGATCTCGTCGGGCTCGCGGAGCGTGACCGTCGTGTGGGGCGACATCAGGTCACCACCCGCTGGGGCGTCACGGTGATGTCACCGCCGTCATCGTTGACGCGGATGACGCGACCCTGGATGACGATCGAGCCACCGGCGCCGACGTCGGCGAGGATCGCGGCGGCGAGGGCCTTCCGCGCCTGATCGCGCGCCGCGGCCGCCGTGCGGTAGGTCACCTCGGTCGTCTGGACGTCCTGGGCGAGGAGCTTGTATTGCGCGTCGGTCAGCGCCATTCCTTGGCCTCCTTTTCGTTCCTTGAGGAACGCAACTAGATCCACCGGTTCCGGAAGGTCGTCTTGAGCGCCTTGATGTTCGCGGCCGCGATGCCGCCGATGACGATCTCGTTGCGCTGATTGGGGATGAGCACCGGCCACTTCGAGCCATTGAGAACGCCGGACATCGAGATCCCGCCATTGAGGTACGCGCGAAAGGCCGCGGTGTCGATCTTGAGCACGTCGTTGAGCGCGAGCGTCCCGTTCCAGGTGAAGACGTTGCCGCCCGCATCGGTGACGGTGAGGTTGCCGGTATAGGCGCCGCCGGCAGTCAGCTCGATCACCGGGTATGTCCAGTAGCTGCCGCCGACGTCGACATGGAGCGTGCCGCTTGCGTAGTCCTCGACCACCGCCGCGCCATCGAAGCGATAGACGACCGACTCGTACGCCTCGTCCTGCTGCGCATATGGGTTCTGCACGCTCGTCGTCACCTGCGCGGCGGTTACCCCCGCCTTGAGATGGCGATCGATGCCGACGGCGCCGTCCGTCTGCTGGGCCCCGCCGTTCGCGTCGTAGCCCAGGGCACTGGTCGGCGTGCCGGCGATCGGCATCTTTGCCTCGGGCGTCACGTTCGTATACGTCGCCACGGCCCCACCGTTCTTCGCGACCTGCATCTCAAGCCCGACGGCAGCCGAGTGGCGGATGCCGATGACGAGCGAATCGCCCGCGGCGAACGCGGTAGCGCCGCCGTCGTTGACCGACGATGTGACAGCAGCGCGTGTCTTGTAGAAGTAGATCCGGCCGTCAGCGCTCCCCAGGTAGAGCTCCAGCACGTTGCTCGCGTCGACTCGGTACTGCCAGAGCGTGCGGAAGGCTGGGCCGCCGTTGTTGGCATGATCGGGGCGGAGCGCGACGGTCCGCCCAAAGTCGGCCACGTCGAAGCCGCTCTCCAGCGTCTCGGTGTCGGAGGAGGCGGTGCGCGAGCCGGTCGCGACGTAGGCGAGAGCGGAGGGGTCGGCGTTCAGCGTGTCGTACGCCTTCTGCTCGAAGCCGACGTTGTCGAAGCGGACGGTGATGACCTGAGCGACCGTCGCGAGCATGAGACGGAGCTCGCAGAACGCCGTCGTCGGCTGCGTCTGCACCGTCGCGGATAGCGTCGTCCAATCTGCGGCGGCCGTTGCGGTGGCCCACTCCGAGTCGAGAACGAGCGCCCCGCCGGAGGTGAACTCGATCACACGCAGGGCGACCCGTCCTCCGCCTGCGAGGGGGCCGCCCAGAAGCAGGATGCGCGCCGAGAATGTGTATTTGGTGCTCGCAGAGACGGGCGTGGCATTCACGCCGGAGTTCTGGCCCCAGAATCCATTCTTGTTCCCGGTGCCGCTATGCCGGATGCCGATGCTCTTCGATCCGGCGAAGAAAGCCGACTCGCTGACGAAGTAGCTCGATCTCCCCAAGTCGTTGACCGTCGTATACGAGAGCGTCAGGCCGGTCCGGTTCGCCGCGATCGAGAACGAGACCGGATCCGTGCCGGTTCCACCGAATGCGAGAGCGTTCGAACCGGTCATCTGCACGGCGGCTCGTCCGAAGGTGAGCGCGCCATCGGAGATTGTCTGCGCCCCCGATGTTTGAACTTGCGCTGCGATATTGCCAGCGCTCGTCCCGGTCGAGCAGGCATGGCGACGCGCGGTCACGGAGGTGCCGGAGATTGTCCAGGCGAACCAGACCCACGTGCCGGCGGAGAGCGCGTCGGCGACCGAGTAGACGGTGCTGGTGCTTCCGGCGACCCGCTTCTTGAGGTAGAACGTCGCGCCGTCATGCTCGATCGCGATCCAGTTGCTTGCGTCGACCCATCTGATGTAGACGGTCGTCGTTCCCCCCGCGGCCCAGACGAAGTGGAACTGCGACGGATCGACGAAGTTTCGCCACTCGTTGGATGGCGGACCGACGAGCATCCTGTTCGTCGCCGCATCCGGGTTGGTCGCGACATTGGCTGCGAGAGTGAACGTCGAGCCGGTCTCGACCGCCCATTCGTTGAGCGTCGCGAGATTCTCCTTCAGACCGTAGACGCCACTAGAGAGCGCCGACTCGAAGTCGCCGTTGTCGACCTTGTTCGTCGTCGCCTCAAAGATCGCGAGCCCCTTGTTGCCGAGGATCTGCTGATCGGCGGCGGACCACGCGGCGGGAGCGGCGGTCTGCTGCTTCACGCGGAGGGCTGTCCAAAACCCGATGCCGGCGGCCTGCAACTGCATGTAGACGCGGCACAAACGCGCATTACCGGGAGCGACTTGGTTCGCGAGAGTGTATTCGGTCCAGGCCGACTGCGTCGCCTGTGCGAGCGGGCCGACCTCGGAGATGAGCTGGTTGCCGGCGTCGTACCACTGCACGGCGACGTACAACTGCGCAACGCCGTCGCCCTTAGCCTGGATCGCGAACGAGTACGACTTGCCGGCCTCGATCGAGAACTGCTGAAATGATTGCTGGCCCGACGCGGTCGCGATGAGACGAAGGGAGAACCCGGTCACGCTCGTCGCATCGGTAACGCGCGAGGCGTTCGCGTGCAGCGTCCACTCCGAGCCGACCGCGACGACGAACCCGCCGTTCTTGACGAGATTCCACCCGAGGCGCTCGGGGATCTGGCGATAGGCGGAGAAGCCGGAGAGCGTCGCGCTGCCACCCTGCACGACGTACTGACCAGTCGAGTACGCGAACGGATCGTTGCAACGCAGCGTGAGTCGCAGGCGACCTGCGCTCGGCAGGTACTCCGGGAACGGGCCGTCGATGAGCTTCGCGAGCCAGTACTTGTCGGGCTCGCTATCGAAGACGAGCTGCTTGAAGCCCTTGTCGCCGGAGACCTCGTTCGTCGGGTCGAAGAGATCCGCGAGCGCGCGCATCTGCACATCAGTCCCCGCGGTGTTCGTATTGTCGCCGGAGATCAGGTCGAGCTCGATCGCGCGCTCGTCGAGCTCCGTGCCGAAGTCCCACGTGCCCGGACGTGGACCGGCGACGACGCGACGGCGACGATGGATCGGCGTGAGGCCGATGCGCCGGTCTAGCAGGATCACGTTGCCCTTCGCCGAGTCGCCCGGATCGACCGTGTCGTAGGTGAATCCGGCCTTGCTCATGCGAACGCGATCCCGAAGCGTCGCGAGACGTCGTTGTCCGAGCGCGCGTTCGCGCGCGCGAGCTCGCGGCCATCCACCTCAAGGCGACTGTCGAGCTGGATCACGATCGGACGATCGACGGCGGCGCTGGCGTTATCGCGCGCGCGGATGACCGCCTCGCCCTCGTGAAGTACTGCGAGCCCGGTGCGAGGCACATAGCGTGTGCCCTCCTGATAGACCGGGACGTAGCCCTCGTATCCGGCCGGGTAGCCATTCGGATTCGCGGCCGACGTCGCCGCGGCGCCGCCACCGCCCGAGAAGGCGCCGCTCACGAGATCCCAGAGCCGTTTGATGTTCTCGAGGAGGCCGAGGACCGCCTGGGCCTTCCCGAAAAAGAAGCCGAACACCGGGATGTCGTTCAGCTTGCCGGTGCGCAGCGCGTAGACGAAGAGATCCCAGTGCTCGGCGACGACGTCCGCCGTCTCCTTCACCTGGATGAGCGCTTCGACGACGAGCACGAGTGCGCCCAGCACGAGGCCGCCCTTCACCAGCGTCGAGCCGAGCGACTGCCATCCACCGACATTGCTCGCGAGGCTTCCGGTGAGCTCGCCGAGCTTCGGCGTGACGGCGCCGATTGCCCCGCCGGCGAGCTGCATCCCCGAGCTGACTCCGGGCAGCAGGCCGATGAGACCCTGCGCCGGTCCGAGCGACGCGCCGATCGACTCCTTCCACTCATCGACGCTGTCCTTGACCTTGAAGATCGAGGCCGCGGTCGTCTTCCCGTAGACCTCGGCCTGGCCGCCGAACTTCTGCTGCACCGCGGCGAAGAGCGCGGTCGCGTCGCTGCCTTTCTCGACGTTGATTCCGTACTTCGCGAGGACATTGACGTTCTCGTCGGTGACCTTGCCGAGCAGCTTCGACGCGACAATGAGGTCCATCCCGGTGCCGCGGGCCAGGTCGTAGGCGAGGGACTGTCGCTTGAGGCCTTCCTCGAGCGAGCCCGTCTGGGCGACGAGGAGCGCGAGCGAGTCGCGAGTCTGCGTGTCGGTGAAGGCAAGGTCCTGACCCTTACGGATCCGCTCCTCGATGATCGCGATGTTGTCTTCCCACGAATCGCCGGCATTCTCGACGGCCTGCTTCAGTTTGAGGACGTTCGCCTCGTCTTGGGCCGCGGCATTCGCGGCGTCCGAGAGCTCGCCAACGACCGAGCTCGCGAGGACGCCGCCGAAGATCCGCGCGGCGGTCGCGCCCTTGTTGAAGGTGCCCTGGAGCCGCCCGACTTTCTTCTCCGACTCATCCATGCCCTTGTCGAAGCGCGTCGAGTCGGTGAAGAGCTCGAAGACGCCGCGGCCGAGCGAGAGGACCTCGGTCATGTCTCACTGCCAGCGGCCGCGGGATCGACGGCCAGTCGGACGTCGGTCGCGAAAGCCAGCGCCTCGGCGCGCGTCGAGCGTCGCGGTCGTCCGTCCTGTGCCTCGCGCTCCCATCCACGCCAGATCGACCGTCGGTCGTCCGCTACGAATGCGGCGCTCCCGACGCCCGCCTCGAGCGCGCGGCGCATCGATTCCTCGGCCTGCAGCGGCGTGATGTTCTCGGCGAGGACGTCGAGCAGCTCGGTGCTCACGTCGAGCCACCGCTCGGGGTCGCCGCCGTAGAAGCGCTGGAGCCGAGCGACTGCGCGCCCAACAGCGTCTCCAGCGCCGCGCCGATCCCCATGTCCTTCGCGGCGGTCCGCAGCTGCGTCAGGCGCCGGCTGCGCACCGCGGAGCGCACGAAAAAAAGGTGCGCGAGGTCACCGAGCCGTTCCTCGTCGAGCCTCGCGATGAGCGTCTTCGGCGCCTCGGGGATGGCGATCAGCGCGAGCTCGCGCAGGCGCTTCACGAACTCGCGCTCGTCTGCCACGGTCGGGGCCTTCTTGCCCTCGAGGAAGTTCAGACGTTCCGCGAGGAATGCCACCCGCGACCGCTGTCGGAGCGTCAGGGCGCCGGCGCGGCGGAGCTCGTAGGTCTCCCCGTCCGGCGCCAGGCGTAGGAGATCCCCCGGTTGTGCGGAAAGCTCGACCGGATCGCTGCTAGCTGGGCTCGTCGCTCGGACCATGACCATTGGCCTCCGTCCTCACGTACTCGATCGCGATGCCGACGCGGGCGCAGAAGCGCCGGAGCTCCTCCATGCGCTCGCGCGCGCGCCGGCGGTGATAGGCCTCGAGGCGCTTGTGCTCGCGCGCGTCCCGATGGATCGCACGCGCCTCCTCCAGCGACGTCACGCTCATGACGTCGGGAGGTGGAGCTTGCCGAAGCCGAGGGTGTCGTCCTGGAGGGCGACGAACTGCAGCTTCAGACCGACCGGCTCACCCTTCCGGAAGACGAGCTCGATCGGACCGTTCTGGTAGACGATCGGCACGTCGAACTGCAGGTTGCTCGCGCTGTCCGCGTAGGGCGAAAGCACGCCGCGGATGAGCAGCGCCCGAAGCGTGACGGCCTGACCCTCGAGGAGCTGGATCGTCTTTTCGGCCGGCGGGCCCACGACCGTGGTGATCGCGAGCTGGTTGAGAGCCGCCTGGAGCGCCTCGGCTGTCGCGTCCATGAGCGTGAGCTCGATGAGCAGGTCCTCCGTCGTGCGGAAGGCCTTGCGCGGACCGGTCGTGCCCGCCGAACGGATCCGCTCGACGCCGACCTCGTGTCGAACGACGAGGCCGTCCTCGGTGAAGTCCTTCGAGCCTCCGGCACCGAGCTTGATCCAGGTGCCCGCGGGGGCCACGTTGATGATCGGGAAGGCGGTTCCTACGGGCGCGAGGTACGCGTCGACGAGTCCCGCGAGGATCTCGAACGGAGCAGGCATCGGTTAGTCCTCCTCTGCCGGCGTCGCCGGCTCGTCTGCGTCCTCGAGCTCGGCACCGGCGTCGCGCAGCCGACGGATCTGCAGCTCGTCGAGCTCGACGGTCTCGCTCTTCTTGATCGAGAGGCCGTCGATCGCCATCTCGTCGCCGGGGCCCTTGAACGTCACGTGCCTCATGTCGTCCTCCTCATCGCGCGTGGATGGCGTCGCGGACCCGGTAGACCAGGTCCCGGAGCTTCGCGTTCACAGCGCGCTCGATCGTCAGGTCGCCGGTCTCGTGATGGATCCAGCCACGGTCAAGGAACCAGATGGGTCTGACCGCGAACCCGATCGCGGCCGCTGCGCCCGTTCGGATCCGGCGAACGGCAACCGCTTCGATCGATCGCGCCGCCGCGCCGGTGTGCGAGCGCCACTCGGGATGGATCTCGCGGGCCGAGCTCGCTGCTTCCCTCGTCCGTGTCTCCAGGGCGGCCGCGGCCGCGGCGTGGATGCGATCGACGACATCGCGGCCCTTCCAATCGATCCGGACGCTCACGCGTACTCCACGTCGCGCCGCTCGGCGCGCGCTGGGATGAAGAGCCCCCGGATGAACTGCCCGACCTGCGGAAGCGAGGGCGTGTAGACGACCTCTTCGTCGTCGAGCCGTAGGTCGAAGCTGGGGTTGCCGCCGTAGAAGGCATTCGCCTTGCGCCGCTCGTGCAGCGTTTCGAGCACGCAGCGGGCATAGCGATCGAGCAACCGAGAGAGATTCTCCGCCGTCGCCTGGGCGACCCAGATCCCGATCTCGATGCGATGAACGTGGTCCTGCCAGCGCAGGTCGTCGTTCTCGATGCGCGTGCGGATCTGACGCACCTGGACCGTCGGGTAGCCCTTGAGGAACTGGTTCGTGTCGTCGAAGATCCAGTCGACGACGGCGTCCATCGGCAGCGCCGGCGCGAATGTCGGCTGCAGCGCGACGATCTTCGCTGGCAAGTACGTCTGCAGCTGCCCGAGGATCGCGTCAGCGATCGGTTCGATCATTGTCAGTGGCATCAGACCCTCACCACTGACGGTCCCGTCTGAAGACGGGGTCGATCTCGTTGCCGGGCGTGCCGGCGAAATCGCTCGAGAACGAATCGGGGTGCGATGTCGCGAACGACCGGGGTAGGACGGTCTTGTTGTTCGCCAACCCCTCGGGGAGCTCGTCGGTCCTCAGTCGCTGGAGCCCATCCTCGAAGAGTTTCTCGAGGAATGTATGGAGCGTCGTCGAGGCCGGGCCCGCGGCCTGCGGGAAGAGCACGGCAATCACCTGCGCGGCGACGCCGCGCGCGTTCAGAAGCTTGAGCGCGTCGAGGAACGCACCGGGCGCGGTGACCGGAACGACGACCGCCCGCCCCGACAGGACTCGGTCGATCTGGCCCGAGACGTCGGGGAGCAGCAGGTTCGTGACGTCGTTCTGACTCGGGACCGACGTCGCGGTGAGGCCGACGCCGTACACGCCCATGACCACCTTGACCAGGGCCAGATCGGCGTACGACGGGTTCGGCACGGGCTAGCCGTTCGCCTTCGCGTCAGCGTCGGCGAGCGCCGCGCTGATCTTCGCGGCCGTGGCCGCGCCCACACCGGGCACGGCGGTGACGTCGCCGTATGCGCGGAGCTTCGCGTAGGTGTCGATGCCCTCGGCTGCGAGAGCGGCGCGACCCGGGAAGTCGTCGGGGAGCGTGCCGGTCGCGTGGGCCGGGGCAGCTGGCGCGGGAGTCGCCGCCGGCGCGGCCTTCTTCGCTGCGTCCGCATCCGCCTTGGCTTTGGCGGCCTCGGGGGATCCCGGCTTCGCCGCATGACCGAGCTCGAGGAGCTGGTCTGCCGCGTCGGGGTAGATCTTCTCGTCGATCTCGAATGTCTCCCCGGGCATCGCCATCTTCGGCGGGACTTCGTTGCCCTTGTCGTCCCTGGTCGGTCCGTACTTGATCGTCTCGACGGCTACGAGCTTCGTCATGCGGATTCCTCCTTCGTTCCTCGAGGAATGCGATGGCCGCGGGCGCGCTCGAGGTATCGCGCCAGGGCGCGGAGGCGAGCAGGATCGTCATTGACCATGCCGAGTGCCCCGTTGCAGGTGTTGCAGAGGACGCCGCGGATCTGGCCAGTCAAGTGGTCGTGATCGAAGCCGAGGCCAGCGTTCCCGCCCCATGTGCCCTTCACACCGCAGACCTCGCAGCGATCGGGCATGGTGGCGATGAGCTGACGCGCCTCGGCCACTGGGATGCGCAGTCGGCGCGCGAGGTTGTACGCGGGTGTCCGCTCATCGACGACGGGCTTGTTCTTCCGGCGCCAGTCATTCGTGAGCTGGTAGTGGCAGGCCTTGCAGTGCCCGTAGCGACGACGGTTCTCACCGCGATCGGACTTCATGTAGAACTCCGAGGCGGGCTTGACCTCGCCGCATTTCGTGCATCTGTGGACTGCCACTACTTCACTCACGTTCATTGGCTCCAAGTCACGCGATGGCTGCCGAAATCAAATATCCGGCGTCGACGGCGACGAAGTTCTCGTCAGTCCGCTCGCACGGCTCGAAGAAGTCGGAGTGCTTGGGCTCCTCGCGCCAGCGCCGGACCTCGCGTTGTCCCTGGCGGAAGGTCTTGCCGAAGCTCATGCCCCAGAGGCCCGCGCCGTCCTCGACGTATGCGAGGACCGCGAACTTGCCCCAGATGTCGGCGGTCGCGACGGCCGCGTTCTCGTTCGCAGTGTTCTTGATCATCTGGGCGACCACGAGCTCCTGGATCCCGAGGTACTGCTGGAGCAGCGCGGTGGTCGCGACGCCCAGCGTCGTGTACTGGATCGCGTTGAGCACCTTCGTCACCAGCGCGAGCTTGGTGAAGACGTCGAAGGAGACGACGGCCCGGTTGATGATCTTGCCGACCGCCTTGCGGACCGCGCTCTTGCCGGTGTCGAAGTCGCCACGTGGGTTGCTCGTCACGTCGGACCACTGCTGCGCGCCGGCGAGGGTGACCTTGTTCGCGGCCGAGTAGCTGGCCGCGGTGGTCGCCTTCGCGGCGATCCGGTCCTCCCTTGCGGTGATGATCGCGTCGAGGGCGGCCTGCGTCGCCGCCTGGTCGGGTGCCAGCGGGTTGTCGGCGTTGTTGCGCTCACGGTCGTCCACGCCCGTGTTCACCGCGTACTCGGTGACGACGTACGTGCCCGTGCCGTTGAACCACTCGATCGTGTTCGAGCGGGACCGCGGTGCGCGCTGGACGTCACGGACGCGCCACTGGTCCTTGTTGGGGTCGAGGATGGCGAACTTGTTGCTCTCCTTCTCCACGGGGACGATCGGGAAGAGCCTGTCTCCGACCGCTTCGAGATTGCGGTAGGAGATCGAGAAGTTCGTCATCAGGGTGTCGATGTGGAGATCCTGTGGTGTTGGCATTTAGCCCTCCTTCCTTTCTTCGATCAGGAGACGGCGCGGTTGATGACCGCGCGCGTCAGCAGGACCGAGATCATGTCGCCGGCGGCACCGGCCGCCTCGAGGGCGATGCCGAACGCTTCGACGAGGGTGCCGGCGGCCTCGCCGGCGCAGGTGATCGCACGCGCGGTCGCGTCGGTCTTCACGAAGTCGCCGGCGGCGACGACCGCTCCGGCCTGGCACTTCGCGACGCCGATCACCGCGATCTGCGCGGGCTTGCCGGCCAGCGGCTTGTTCGTGAGCACGCCGATGACGCGGTCACCGAGGGCCGTGCAGAGCACGACGCCGGTGGCCGTCTGCTTGAGGAGCTTGTTCTTGTTCGCGGCCGCGGAGAGGTCGTTGTCCGACGTCAGCGCGATGCTGAGGAGGTCGACCTCACCACGTGATGTGACAGCAGCCATTTCTGTCCTCCCTTCCTACGACAGCCGTGCCGAGGAGCCGCGCTCCTCGACGTAGCGCTTCGCGAGCTCGGGGTTCTCCCGGACGACCCTGTCCATCGCGGACACGAAGGTCAGGGTGCCGGCCGTGTCGGCCTTCATCGCCGCGACGATCAGCTCGTTGATCTCCGTCGCCGCAGGCTTGGGCTCGGGCGCCTCGCCCTCATGGCCCTTCGGGTCCGTGAAGATCGCCGGGGTCTTCTCGAGGTATGCCTTGAACCCCGCGAGGTCCTTCGACGCATAGGTCATCGCCCACTCGCGCTGTGCCGGCGCGAGCTTGCGGGCCCGGATCGCGTCCTTGACCGCGTCGCTTGCGTCGCGCTCGCGGTCCCTGGCCTCGAGAGCCAGCACGCGCTGGTCCGCCGCTGCGAACTTCGTCACGTCGCTCTGGATCTTGCCGATCGCCGTGAGCACCGTCGGCTCGTCGGCGTTCTCGGGGAGCCCGAGAGCGAGTGCGATCGCCTTCGAGATCGCCATGTCTGCCTCCTTGCCGGTAGTGCCGGCGTTCTTCTTGCTGCGCGCAGTTGTGAGGGACTCCGACGACGCGGCCGGGACCCAGGCCTGCTCGACGGCGATGGGCGTGCCGAGGGTGACGGCGCCGTCGTCGGCGATCGTGTACGGGACCGCGAACTTCTCCCCGCCCTTGGAGACGATCGCGCGGTCGTCGTACATCGAGACGATCCAGACGTATTCGTCGGTGTCGAGTGGGTCCATGTACGCGTCGGTGATCGCGTCCTGCACGGCGTCGCGGCGCTGCTCGTCGGACCAGTCGCTGGCCGAGAGCTGCATCCGCTCGGCACGCGCCTTGGTCGCCGTGCTCTTGGGCGTGAGGAATTCCTCGAGGCGGCGGATCGTTTCCCCGAGGAACGCGCGGAAGCTCCGCGCGCCCTTCTTGCCCGCGGTGGCCTTCTCCGCCTTCTCGCGCATGGTCTTCATCTCGTCGAGGAGCTTGGTCCCGTCGATCTCCTCGTCCGCGACGGCCGCTCTGGTCGTGGTCATGGGCCTGTCCTCCTCCTTCTTCGGGAACACGAACGTCCGGACGTTCGTCGTCTTGTCGATGCCGATGTCGGCGTGACTCGCGTAAAGCGCGAGGATGTCGTCGAGCGTGGAGACGGCCGGGAGCTCCGCGCCTAGGAACGCCACGCCGACGAGGACCTTGCCGTACCGCTCCGCGCCGATCCGGAAGTTGTTCCAGACCTCGACCGACGTCTTGCGGTACCCGCCGGCCTTGATCACGGCGAGCAGCCGGCCAGGTACTCCTTCGAAGTCCGCGACGAGCTTCGTGCCGCGCTTGTAGAGACGCGATACCCATCCGCAGGCCGGATAGCCGTCCTCCTGCAGGAGGCCCTGGCCTTCGTCGTGACCGAGCTTCCCAGGCGGGTCGATCGTGCCCTTGAGCGTGGCGAAGTTCTCGATGAGCTCGTCGAGATCGGCCTCGGTGACCTCGAAGCGCCCGGTGATGCCATCCCAGGTGCCGACGTCGAGGATCTCGACGCCCGTGAGGGATCCAACCTTGAGCTCGTCTGTCATCTCAGGGCCTCGAGCGCCTCTCGCGCGGCCGGGAGATCTTCATCGAGCTCCTCGAGCAGCTGCCGGTACCACGTCGTCGATGTGATGGGGTCTTGGATCCGCCAGGCCACCGCCTGCGACGCACCGATGGGATTGCGGATCCGCCACGCAGCGCGGAGCGCGTTGCCGATCACGGTGATGACCCGCGGCTGTGGCTTCTTCTCCTGCGGGGTGGGCAGTAGGAACGGCATCCGTCGCCTGCGACCGTTGCCCCCGGGAAGCGACATAGGGATGAACGCAAGGCGCCAGCTCATCAGCAGGCTCGAGCCGATCGACGCGGCGATGGCCCACGAAAGACCCCGTGATGCGCCGATAGCTTGCGCGATGCGCCAGCTGATCGCGCGCGCGGCCGCGACAAGGTTGCGGATGAGCCACGAGAGCGTGCGGCTCGCGCCCACCGCGTTCCGGATCCGCCAGGAGAGCGCGCTCGACAGGCCGACGTCGACGCGGATCCGCCACGAGACGGCTAGTGGAGTTCCCACCGGAGCTTGATCGGTCTGGCCGACGACAGCCGATGGCCGAACTGCCGAAATGGAATCCGGGGCGTTGCCCCTGATGGGCTGCTGGCCGATCGGTTGAATCGGCGCGCTCATTCCTCGATCTCCGCATAGCCCTCGAGCACGCCACCCGCGGCGCCGCCGAAGTTCCACAGCACCAGCCACGACGTCGCCGCGATGACCAGTCCGTTGCGCCACGACCAGATGAAGCCGTTGCCGATGCCGGCGCCGCCGCGCCAGCGACGCAGGAATACGTTCGTGCCGATCGTCGGCACGGTGGTCCAGGTGCTGTGAGTCGCTGTGAGCGCGGCGACGTCGCCGGGGTCGATCGCCTGGAAGAGCTCGGGCGTTGTTCCGACCGGCGCGTTCGCTGGGCGGATCAGGCCGCACGCGGACCCTGCGGCGATCGCGGTCTGCGCGGAGAGGCCGAGCTCCCACAACTTCGCGCGCCGCGTGCCCGTGAGGATCGTGAGGTATGGCGCACCGGCGGCGGGCGCGACGGTCACAAGACCCTTCGAATAGAACGGCATCAGGCCATCACTCCCGTGCCGCCGCACTGTGCGCACTTGGGTGCGTCATGGACGTACTCGCCGCTACCGCCGCAGCGCGTGCAGGAATCGCCGGCGCGAAGGAACACGCCCGTGCCGATGGGCTCGCGCACGGGGCCTTCCGTCGTGACCTCCGGACCGGTGACCTGGGTGAGGATCTCGCCGTACTTCGCGTCGCTCGGCATCAGAACGAGTCCCCTTCGGCGCGGATCGAGGCTTGGTCGTTCGGATCGCTCGCCGCGCCGGCGTTGACGGTTCGGCGGATCCAGATCGCGATGAAGTCGTTCTGCGCGTATGGCGATCCCGGCAGCGCGAGTCCCGTCGCCTTCGTGAGTGGCGTGGTGAAGGCGACGCCGGCGGGGGCGGTGTTCTCATCCGCGGTCACCACGGCGACGCCGTTCTTGCCGACCGGGTCGATGCCGATCGAGATGTCGTCGCCCGGTGCGGTCGTCTGCTGGTCGATCCATGCGAGCGGGCCGATGAGGCCGTTCGCGTTCGCGTCCTCGTTCCGGAAGTAGATGCAGCGGTACTCGGTATCGCCCGCGGCGGCCTCGTCACCGGTCACGTCGTCGAAGAGGTTGTCGATCCCCGCGCCGACGAGCGTGTTCGAGCGCGCGCCTCCGAGCGAGGCGTTGGGGTTCGCGTTCCCGGCGCCGCCGCTCAGGTACCACTTGAGGTTCGCTCCGGCGATCGGCATTACTCGTCTTCCATCCGAGTGACCTCACGCGCGCCGGAGATCACCGTGTGGCCCTGCGGACCCTTCCCGAACTTGAAGAGCTTCTCGGTGACAACGCGCTGTGGCCTGCGCTGCGCGAGCTCGCGGACGAGCTCGCTGAGCTCACGAACATCGTGCTGTCGTTCCGACTCGCGCTGATCGAGATCCGCGATCCGTTCGGCGAGCCAGCCACGATCCTGGTCGCGTACCTCACGAATAAGACGTGCCTGTTGTTGGGCCAGCTCTTTCAGCTGAGCGGCGCCGAGCGGCTCTTCGGGTGGCCTGCGCTGCGCGAGCTCGCGGATGGACCCGAGGAGCTCGTCGAGCTGCCCCTCGCGCTTCCCGTCGCGACGTTTGAGGTCCTCGAGATCCTCCTCGAGGCTCGCCTTCATCTGGGCGCCTTCCCTGCGCAGCAGACGCATCGCAGTCACGCCGGCATCGCCTTCGCCGCCCATCGGGATCGGCTCCGGAGGCGCATCCGGCTGCGGTCCAGGGCCGATCGGCGCGGGATTCTTCGGCGTGGGCGGCGGGGCGCCCTCGGGTCGCGCGGGCACATCGGCCAGCGCGCGCAATGCGTTCTCGAGGCCCTCGTCCCAGGTGATGAGTCCGGCGTTTGCCGCAGGGCCGAGGGCGTTCAGGATCGTCATCGCGTCGCGGGTGTCGATGCCGCCGACGGTCAGCCTGGGGTACTTCGTGACGCCCGCGTAATTGAAGTCGACCATCCGAGGGATGACGTGCCGGTTGTGGATGTCGCAGACGTACGCCGCGACCGCGCGCTCCGCGAGCATGAAGAACGTCGAATGGTCCTTCGAGAGCGCGTTCGAGCCCTCGGGCTTCTCGCCGAGGGTCAGGAACTGCGCGAGGACCGCGACGGCGATCGAGCGGTCGTGGTGCTGGATCATCGGGAGCATGTCCATCGGCTGGCCCTTCATGCTCTCGATGCGGAACGTGTAGCCGTTGGGCTCGACGACGTAACCGCGCTCGTGGGCGCGGATCCCGGAGAGAATGTCCTCGGCCCGGGTCATGTTGGGCTCGTCCTCTTTGCCCTCCGCGAGAGTCATCACCGGGATGCCCACGCCGTGGCGCTCCGCCGCCATCGCCTGGATGCGGTAGAGCTGGTCCTTGATGAACCAGTGCTTGTATCCCGAACGGAGGACCGACTTGCCGAGCCAGTTCGCGCCCTCCTTCTCGTTGACGAAGATCACGAGCTTGTCGGCGGGAATGTCGACGGGGATGAAGGATCCGTCGGCGGAGAAGCGGAACTGGGTGACGGTGTCGAGGCCGCCGTCGTCCTGCATGTTCCAGCGGTAGATCGTCCGCTGAAGACGCGGCGCGATCTTGCGGAGCTTGACCGTGTCCGTCGCGTCGTCGATCGCCCAGACCATCTCGCCGACGTAGAAGCCGAAGTCGAGGTACGAGAGGACCTGGCGCAGGTGGTCCTGCCAGGTGAGCGACATGCCATCGAAGAGGTTCTCCTCGACGCTCTTCGCGATCTCGACGTCGCGCGTGTCCTCGCTCGCCGGCGTCACCGCCCACGCCGCCGACAGGAGCGGGAGCTTGATCCCGCGCAGCGTCGCCGCGCTCATTCCGTCGGAGCGCCGCATTTTGTCGAACGTGTCGAGGCCCGCGCGGCCGATGAGCTCGGGGACGTACTCGTCGGAGACGATGAAGCCGTGGAAGAACTGCGTGCCGGGACTGCCGAGCTCGGGCAGGTCCGGCTTCGGCCTCGCGCTCACCTTGAGCTGGACGACCTTGGCGTCCTCGGCCATTAGAACGTCCTCCCGAGGATCCCGGCCGTCACCGGACGCGCCTCATCGCGCTGAGGCCGCGACGTCGGGAGGTCCGCAACCTTCGGACGCTTGAGGCCCATGCACAGATAGCGCGTGCCGTCCATGAGGTCGTCGGCGTATTCGACGGGGCGATCGCTGGCGTTGCCGGACGGATCCTTGGCCCACTCGTAGCGCTCGACCTCGTCCTGCCAGCCGGGGCAGCGGCCGCGGAAGATGCGCAGCCGCGGCAGGCCGTCGCTCGCGTTCGTCGCCAGGCGCGTGTAGACCTCCTGGATCCCGGCCTTCACCTCGCCCGGGCCCGCGTCACCCTTCTCCGCCGGCAGACCCGCGGCCTTGTAGTCGGCGATCAGCTGCACCGATCGCGGGTCGCACCACATCTTGCGCAGCGCGATCGGCTCGCGGCTCGCCGTCGCCGCCAGGAGCTTGATGTCGCCGATGTGGTCGGGCGTCGACCGCTCGCTGCGCCGGTACTCGGCGTATAGGTACAGCACGTCGTCCGGGAATGGCCACGGATCGATCGCGCCGAAGATCGTCGCGTTCGGGTGCTTCAGACCGAAGTCCTGTCCAGCCATGCGCACCCACTGCACCGGGACCTCGAACGGGTCGACGACGTGGCGCTGCTCGTCGAAGACGTCGTAGATCAGACCCTCGGGCCGCTCGAAGAGACCGAGGCCGAACATGCGGAACTTCCAGCGCGGGAGCGAGGCGCGCATGCTCTCGAACTCGTCGCGCGGGTACATCGGGTTGGCGATCGAGGGGAAGCCGATGACCCGGATACCGACCGCGACCCCGCGGCGGACCGGGTCGACCACGTGCTGCTTCAGCCAGCCGAGGTTGTACGGCGTCGTCGTCCCGAGGAAGCGGCCGCCGAAGAAGGCGAGACGACGTCGCACGGTCTCCCAGACCTCGAGCGAGACGCTGTTCTGGCCGATCTCGTCGCCGTGGGCCGCGCGAACGTGCAAGCCTTCGAGCGACTCGGGGTTGTCGCAGCTGCCGAAGTAGACCTTGCCGCCGTTGCGCAGCTCGTAGACCAGGTCACCGCGCTTGAAGACGCCCAGCTTGAGGGCGTGAAAGAAGCGGACGTACGCCGGCAGCGTCGCGCGCTTGAGCACCTTGTATGACGGCGCGAAGACGAGGTAGTTCTGCGATTCGACCGGCTCGTGCTGGTGGCGCTCGATCTCCTGGTAGAGCCAGCGCGGCGCGAAGATCGTCTTCCCGCCGCCTGTGCCGGCGATGACGAAGATGTGCTGCTCGCGCGCCAGGAGCGCGACGATCTGCCCGGCATGCAGCGCGACGTTGATGACCATCTCCGGCGATCGCTCGGCCTCGAGCTCGGCGGCGCGGACGATCTCCTCGTCGCGGTCGGTCCACTCGGGCCCGATCTGCTCATCGGCCGCGAGCTTCTCTAGATAGTTGCCCCACGCCGGCGCGAGCTCCTCGATCGTCATGCGATCGCCACCTCGGCATCGCGTCGCAGGATCTCGAGGTCACGCTCGAAGTCCTTGACGTCCTTGCCCTCGAAGAAGCGCACGACCTTCGGCAGGCCGCGGTCCGGCGGCGGCACCTCGCGCAGCGACACGAGCGCGCGCGCGGTCGTCGCGATCATCGTGCCGAGGCGGGCGTAGGCCTCGACGTTGCCGGCCCGCTGCGCGCGGCGCTGGACGACAGCGCCCTCGGCGAGCTGCAGGCGCAGCGCGTCCTCGGGCTCGCGGCGCCAGCGGTCGATGAGCCGCACCTCGCTGTCGCTGAATGGCGCGGTGAAAACCTCGACGCCGGCGATGCCCTTCGCGCCGAGGCCACTCTTCAGGCGCGGGTGATCGGCGCCACGAAGCGAGGCCCCGCCGTGATTGCGACAACGCGTGCGACCGGCGACCGGATCCTCAGCGCAGAACTGCCCGGCGAGCTGGCCCTTCAGCCGGGCGCGACACTTGCCATCGATCGGCGCGGAGGACGCGAGCTTCTCGCTCAAGTGCGCGTCACCCGGATCATGTGGGTGAACCCGCAGCTGCAGGTGGCGCGGTACGTGATGCACGTGGGGTGCGTGTCGACGAGCCTCGTGACCGCGGACAGATCGGTCTGCTCTCCGCAGCCGCAGCAGACGATGACCATGCGGTCCTTCGGCGCACCGACCCTCAGCTCCTCGTCCAAAGTTCCACGAGGAACGCGCTGGGCCCGAGCTCGCGAGCGGAGGCGCACGAGCTCGAGCCACAGACGCAGGTGGGGAGGTGGGGAGGCGTGAGAGGACGACGGCAGGGGCAGGCTCGAGCGCGAAGCACCGCAGTGCCGGCGCGCGAGCGCGCTGCGGTCTCGCCGAGGACCGGCTCCATCGCACCGCCTCCGTTCCTTCGCCATCGGGTAATCCGCACGGGTATGGGCCGCGCGAACTACCGCATGCGGCGGAGGATGCGCGGCCGCGAGCTCGCTGTGGGGTTGAGAAGGCCTCCGCGACGTATGCGTTCGTTTACGCAGCGGGGTCGGGTTTGAGGACGATCGAGAGGCGCGACTTTCCCATCTTGCGGAGAGCTCGCGACCCCAGAACACGCGCAGTTCCTTCGGCAATCCGCATTTCGTAGCCGATCACCTTGTACGTCTTCCCTGCCCGAAGACGCTCGACGACCTGGCGCTCGCGGAGGGTGAGCTTTCGTCGGGTCAGGTCATGATTCCCCTGCTCCCCTGGATGACCTGCTCCTCGAGGCCGAGGCGCTTCTTACAGTTCCGGCACATCGGCATGCCGATCGGCGTGAGCACCGCGTGTCGGTACTCCTCGATGACCGGCCCGTAGACGATGAGGTCGCATGCCGTGAGCCACGGCTCGGCCACTTGATGGTCGTTGCTCAGCAGATGCCACTTCGACTCGCGCGCGCCCGGCGCGCCGGCGTCGAGCGCGGTCTGATTGCGCCGTGGGCCGAAGCGCGCCCAGACACGTGTGCGCGATGGCGGCGCGTGGGGGCAGCGATCGCGGAAGGCCTCGTGCTCGATGCACCACTCCGCGGCGTAGAGATCCGCGCGGTCACGATCGTCGGCGAGCGCGCGCGAGAAGACGCGGTACATCGCGGGCGGTCCAGGCGGCGGTCGGCGGCGGATGCGATCGACGAGGACCTCAAGCGGCGTGCGATCTCGGCGGATCGAGAGGAACGCCGTCCCGTCGTGCTCGAGCACGAGCCCCTTGTGCGGTCCGCGCAGGATCGCGACGCGCATCAGCGCTTCCCCCCGAGCACAGCGAGGCCCACCGCGGCCGCGTCTGCCTCGTGCTGTGAGAGCAGACCGGGGAAACGGTCGCGCGCGGCCGCGCGCTTCAGGTCGCCCTTCGCGTTTCCGTTCAGCCCGAGGATCTGACAGATCTGCGGCCGCGAGATGTAGAGCCAGATCGCGCGCGGGTGGAGCGGGTAGAGCACGTGCTCGAGGTAGCCGATCGTCTTGGCCATGCTCAGCGCGGTCCCGGCGTTCCGCCCGATGTAGACGTTCTCGAACGCGATCGTCTCGGGCGCCCAGCGCCGGGTGTTGGCCGCGGCCACGAGCTGCTCGCCGATGTAGAAGAGGCGCTCGAGTCGCGTACCGCGGCCGCGGATGAGCTCGGTCCGTACCAGCTCGCCGTCGACGAAGTAAGCGAAGCCGATGTCTTCCGAGCCCGGGTCGATCGCGAGGAGCTTCACGACGCGCTCCGCGCCGCGTTGTCGTCAGATGCTGTCGTCAGCGCGCTGCGCGCGCGGTCATTCCGCGAGGAACGACCAATGAATCCGCTGAGGCGACGGCGGGAATCGGACCCGCGATCGGGGTTTTGCAGACTTCGGCAAGGCATCCCACTGCGTGCCGAGGCATACCACACGGACCGATTCATGCGGTTACGTCCCGGTCCGTATGGGTGCGTTCTGTCCCGTTGTCGTCACGGTTGTCGTCAAACCTCACCGCGCCGCCCCGATGGCCTCGAGGGCGGATACCGCCTCGCGCTGCATCGTCGGCGTCACGTGCGAGTACAGGTCCATCGTGATCGATGTCCGCGAGTGGCCGAGCATCTCGCTCACGATCTTCTGGTGGACGTCGGCACCGAGCAGCAGCGTCGCCACGGTGTGGCGCAGGTCGTGGATGCGAATCTCGCTCGCGCCCGCGCGGCGGAGCATCGCGATGAAAGCGCGACGCAGGGTGGACTCCGCGAGCGGCTGGCCGTCTTCGCGGGTGAAGACCAGGTCGAGGTCGCGCCAGGCCGCGCCGGCGGCGAGACGGAGCTCGCGCTGCCGTGCGCGCTGGCGGCGCAGCGCGAGGACCGCATCGGTCGTCAGCTGGATACGGCGCTTCCCGGCCTTCGACTTTGGCTTCGCGAAGTTGAGCACGCCCTCGACGCGCTCGAGCACCGTGCTGAGGTGGATCGCGCCGGCGTCGAGGTCGACGTCGCGCCAGCGCAGCCCGAGGAGCTCGGACTTCCGCATGCCCGTGCGCCCCGAGACGATGAAGAACGGGCCGTACGTCGCATCGCCCGAGGCCTCGCGCAACAGCGCGCGGTACTCGTCGCCGGTAAGCGTCGCCATGTCGCGGGCCTCGACCGCCGGTGGCGTGACCAGGTCGGCGACGTTGCGCATGACGCGCCCGCGGCGCATCGCGAGCTCGAGGCACTTGTGGATCGTCGCGTGGATGTGGTGGACCGTCTGCGCGGAGAGACCGCTCGCGATCTTGTCCGCATAGAGCCGGTCGAGCCGCTCCGGCGTCACCTTCGCGAGCGGCGTCCTGCCGATCGCCGGCACCACGTGATTCCGCATGCGCTCTTCGTGCTTGCGCCAGCCGCTGTAGCGCAGCGGGCCGCGCGCAGCCGCGAGCCACTCCCCCGCCCAGGCCTCGAACGATTGCGGGCTCGCGACGATGAGTTCGCCGCGCTGCTGCGCTGACAGCGCCGTCTTCAGCTTCTCCGCGACCTCGGTCCGCGTGGTGCCGTAGAAGCACCTACGTCCGTCGTCGAGCGAGACCCGCGCCTCCCAGCGCCCGTCCTTCCGCTGGCTGATCGTCCCTTCGCCATTTCCGCGCCTACTCACACTGCACCTCCCGCGAAATCGTGGATAGCTCTCCGGGTGGCATCTTGACACCCAACGCGCAGTATGTCAATCTGCCACCTGTGGAGAGAGAAGCGTCGAGGAGACGCCGCGGTGTTAGAGCCGGTCGGGCGGACGTGAGTCCGCTGGGGTTCGAGTCCCCCTCTCTCCTTCTCCTTGCAGACATGGAACGACCGCCCCGTTGGGGGCGGCCGTTTCGTCGCGCGAGGACGCCGCGGTGTTAGAGCACTTCCAAGTCTACCGGAGGTGGCGAGCATGGCTGAGCCCGTAAAGACGACCGTCCGCCTGACCGACAAGGACCAGGCCAACATCGAGAAGATCATCAAGACCGGCATCGCCACGAACATCAGCGAGGCGATCCGCGTCGGGCTCGCGGTCGCGCCGCAGTTCCTCGGGCTCTGGCAGGCGCTCATGTCGGCGAAGATCGACAACATCGGCGACACGCTCACGCAGCTCCAGGAGGATCTGCGCCGCGAGCGCAACGAGCAACCCGACGACTGGTCGAAGACGCACATCAGCATCGAGGAGCTCCGACGCGAGGCGCCGAAGTACGCCGGCGCCGAGTGGCTCGAGGAGATGCTCGAGGCCCACTCGAAGCGGATGCAGCGCGCTCAGCGAGCTCGCTGACTCTCACCCGACGACCTCCTCGCTCTCGGCCTGCTCGACGAACTCCTCGAGCGCGCGC